CTCCTTCACGTGATATAATATATAAATCAGATTGTTGGTTTGGAAACTTTGGATACCGTGTAGTTTGATATCGATCTTGCTGTGTTTTTGTAAATTGATATCTATCCATTATGTTAATCCTATAATTCCATATAATTTACTATTACTCTGCGGTCTATTACCTAATATTGTACATGTCATATTAACATTTGTATATAATGGAGCTTGGTAATCTTCATCTATCTCCCATGGCGTTTCATTATCCCAGTCAAAACCTAAATCTGTAATAATCATTGGCTTGCTAGTAAATAATTTACCTATAGTAACATTAACGAATTGTCCAAAAAATCCTTCATTGCCATAAACTGGATGTGTTAATCGAGCAAGATCTTGTAATTTTTTCCATATCTCTAATGCTTTAGTCTTTTTCTCTGATGCTACCATAAAATCAAATGATAATGTACGTTCAAATCCTGTATATTGATATCTAGGATCTGCTCTACCATGGTCTGATGTGCTATCCCAGCTAGGTGCAAAGTTATCAGATATTGTACCTAAATATGCTTTAAATTTTATATCACCAAATTGGAATGGTATAAGTGATTCATCTACATGTAGATCAATTTCATTAAGTAATCGTAATCTGTTTTTAAAATTACTTTCTCCTTCAGTTAATTCTATATTTTTACCATCTTTTTTATCTAAATTTGAATTTGTTCTATTAATTTTGATAGTTCCGACTGGTCTTATAGGAATGTCATCATATGGGAGTAATGTATAGTCAGTACCTACTTCGTTGTCTGTATTAGATGATCTACCACCACCTTCAAACTCCTTTTCTGTTGTTCTTTCTTCTACTCCATCAACTGGCGTAAACATGACTGGGCCATTAATTAAAAACTTTTCGGGTGGAGCATATGGGGTTTCATTGTTCCATCTAAAGAAATTTTCTGTAAAACTAGTATTATATGATGCTCTTAATTTACCCTTTCTATTTAACGTATCTAATAATGCAGATAATGGACTTGGTAAAGCACCACTCGGGCCTTTTTGGCCATCTAATGATGTATCAACACTTCTATTATGGAATGTCCCTCCAATACCTAATATAGACTTTGGTCCTTTTGGTCCTGAAAGAGTGACATATGGTCCACCTTTAAAAGGTATTGTTCCGGTGATTGCATCGCCTTCAGTAATTTCTTTATATAATTGTATTTGCTTACCAAGTTTTGGGCCTATTAACAGGTTTGCTAATCTTTGAACTGCTTTAGTGGTTCCATATTCTCCACCACCGCCTAATGGTCCGCCGGTAATGAAAGGTATCCCATGGCGAGGTGCATGCACTCCTACAAAGTTTCCTATTGCCTGGATTGGCGACGATAATGGATTATATAATTGAGTCGCTGGAAGTCCTAACGATAATCCTAATTTATTTTCAGTGTTTGGATTCATTAATTGATATCCAAATTGTCTAGCTAAAAAGCCTATACCTTTTGGTGATATTAAAAACTTACCTATTCTCACTACATCAATTGCCGATCTTTCAGCTGATGTTAATATACCAGCTCTAGGCAAATCAAATGTAGATGATATCTGTCCAGCAACCGAATCTCCTAATCCCCAACGTTGTGGTCCTTTACCTTTTCTTTGTATACCTCTTAGTATATATGGTTGTTTTATATATGAATTATTATGGGCATCATCTCGTAAATTAAGTTTATCATACACATCATCGATCGGAGAATTGGCAGTATAAGTATCTGCTAATCCAGAATCGCCAAATTTAACTCCATATTGGTCGCCGTATTTTGAATCTAATGTAAATCCCAGTCTCACTTTATCAAATCCATGGATCTGTCCTTCTGGGCCTATAGGAAATTTAGAACCATCTCCCAATTGAGCTGCTCTACTAGCAAGACCTCTACTAGAATATGTAACATCATCGATTAGAAATGAATCTGTGGCCTGCACGTGGCGCGAGGTAAAAGAATTGTTAATATCATCATATCCAGTAACCGGAACTCCTAGGCCGTCATCTGAAAATTTTGTATCAGTTTTATCACGATTAGGTTCATGAATCGCCTTTGAATTTTTTCCATAAAAAGATAAATTAGATTTTAAATCAATTAATGCCATCTATTTTCTCCTAAATGAATCTGAAGTTCGTATTGCTTGTGCTACTAATTGACCATCCATTTCTATAGTCGTGCCCTGCTCTAATATTTGACGTAATAATGCATTTGTAGTTGCTAATGCTTGTGCTACACCTCCGCCTCCGCTGCCGCCGCCCATACCAGGTCCGGCGACTAAATCATCATTTTTAGATAATTCAAATAATCCGCCCTCTTTAGTAGATACTTGAGTTTTACCATCTGCTGGTGAAACCATATCACCGACCTTTTCGGCTTTGGCTTTATTAAACATTGAATATAGTCCTATAGCGGTACCAATTGCAACCGGCATTCCTAATCCAAATGGTATCATTGAAAAGGTAGTATATATAGCTCCTACTGCAGACATTAATAAACCAGCTGCATAAGATAATGCACCACCAATTAAAGGTATCATAGCGACTGCCAAACCACCTAATGCAGTTAATATTGTCGGTAAAAATCCTATTGCAATCATTGATAATATTGTTTTAAATACAGCAGCATGTTCATTTACAAATGCAAATGCAGATCCAATCATTCCTAAAGCACCACCTATAAGTTTAAATACTGGTAATAATGATTTGAATACTTGCATCATTGCTTCGGCTGCTGGTAATAAAGCTGTTACTAATGAAGCTTTCATGGAATCCATTTCTTTGTTTAACATTTTCTGTTTATCAGCTTCAGCCGCTTTAGCTTGTATTTGATCGGCTGACATATTAGCCATATCTGCTGCAGATAATCCTAATGCCAATGCAGAAGCTTTTGCGTCATCATCAAGGTCGGCCATTTTTTCTTGAATTGTTGCTGATCTTAATAATTGATCTGCATTCATTCCAGTTGCCTTTTCTAATGCTTTCATTTCTATTGGACCCATGGCTTGTAAATCTGCCAAGCTACCGGCTTGTTCTAACACTGCTTTAGAAGCTCCTACAATATCACCTCTTAATGCTAACTCTCTGGCGGCATCTAAATTTATCTGTCGACCAGTTAATGCTTGTAATTCAAATTGAGCAGATATCGAATCTTCAAAGTTTAATAAACCTTGAGAAATTTTAGCCATATCTTTTAAGCTAATTCCCATCTTAGCAGCTTCTACAGCGGCTTTACCTAAAGCTTTAACATTTCCTTTAAAGTAAAAAGCTACATCTTTTGCATTAGCTGCTATATCTGCTGTTACAGCGCCGACATTTACTCCAGCTTTAAGTGATTCAGCTGCCAACTCTCGTTGACTATTTGTTGCATCTGTTACATTTGCACCCATTGCCATGAATGCTGCATTTACTTTTCCAGCTTGCTCAGATCCATAACCAAACGCTTCACCTATATCGGCTATGGCAGCTGCTTGCTCAGTTGATAACATGCCACCTATACCAAATTCTTTATTTATTTCTTTTTGTACGTTTAATATATGTTTTGTAGTAGCTAATTGAGTTGCTCCGGAACCTACTAATTTATTGGCTTCTTTTACCAATGCTTTAGATTGAGTATACGTCAGTCCTGTTTCTTTAGATAGATCATGAGCTGCATGTGATATTTCGACAAATACTGCCGCTAATGCAACTGCTAATGCAATTGCGGCTCCTATACCTAATAACAATGCTACGTTTGGCATTTTAGAGGCCAAAGAAGACATTTTTTTCATTGCTGATACCGGAGTACCGGTTGCTAGTTCTGCAAATCCAGCTGTAACAGCATCGCTTAATTGTTTTTCTAATAGATCTCCACCTAATGTTTTGAATAAAAATGCTCCTCCTGGTATAGAATTAAATACGTCAGCTATACTTCCGGCCATTGCTTTTGCGTCTTTTTGAGCGGCATCAAATTCTGCTCCTAAACCTGATGTGGCAATTTTATCTATTTGTTTAGCTAGTTTGGCGGCTTCCTGTGCTGTCTTTGCCAATTCTTTATAAGCATGCGTCGTAAGTTTACCAGATTTTAATTGAGCTTTATAGCCTTCCATCAAATTCTGTACAATTTTAGAAGTCGATTTACCAATACCTTGAAAATCTTTTAAGTTACCTTTTAATCCAGATTGTAGTTTTGAAGTTATATCTATTAACTCATATTCATTAGTTTTTATACTTTGAGATAATTTATCTAATTTTTCAAATTCTTTAACAACTGACTTAGTATTTCGCAGCATTTTTAACATACCAGCTGCTGCCTCATCTGTAGAGGTTTTTAACTGATTTTGTAGATTAGTCAATTCTTTTTGACTAATGATACCAGCCTTATATTGTTTATTTAATTCCTTTTGCGCATCTGCTTTTGAATCTGCCATCTATTAATCACATTTAGGGTGGTTTGGGTTACGCTTACATAACGTTTTTAAGATTTTATTTAATCGGCCATGGTATGATGTTAAATCGGCTAGAGCTGCTTGTAATTCAGGATCATCTTTTGCGATTTTATAAGCTTTCTTATAACGAGTTTTTAAACTTTTAGCCATGAACATTTTAGCAATACTATCTAGTATTCCTTCATTAAGTTCTTGTATTTTATGTAAGACTTTTTCTTCTGGATCGGACATGTTGATATTCCTTTTTAATAAATATCAACGATGTCTTATTTTAGGAGATTTTGGCGATGAATTACGGGCATTTTTCATTGCCTTTTCATGGTCCTTTTTTTGAGAATCGAATAATTTTTGTAATTTTCTTAGATAGAATACACGTATATATACAGGCATATTATAAACATCTTGGTATGTAAATCCGCCTTGGCTATGATAAACTAAATCAAATATTTGTTCTTGTTTATAAACTTTATAAATTGGAGTCAGGCCAAAAAAAGTCCAATCCGATACTAATCTGGCTACGAAAGGTATCACCGGACTCTCCATCCGGTACTTCTATACTTAAATCAATTTCGGGTGTAATTGATTTAAGGTAAACTCGTATTGCTCGAGAATCTATTGCTAATAACTGATTATCTATAAATTTACGTATTGCGACATTATCTCTTTCACCATCTAATTCTATGATGGTATGTTTTAATATTGTAGTCAACCCTGCTTCTTTCTTTAATTTAGCTAATCCTTTCAATTCGCTATCAATCTTTCGTTGAATGCCATGAGTTAAAAGTCTTAATTTAATTGTTCGTTGAGATGCGGGTAGTTTAAATTTAAATTCATTTATTCCATCTTTTAATAATGACCAATCAATTTCTTTTTCGCCAATTTGAGTTAAATCGACAGTATGTTCAATTTTTTCACCAGATTCTGGATGAGGTATTGATAGTGGATAATCTTTACCATATCCTAATACTCTAGCAGCTATCATGATAGCATTTTTATCGCATAATAAAAGATCATTGTAATCAACCGGTGTTACTATCAATGCTTTAAATAATTTATCTAAAACTACTCCATTCTTAATAAATGATTGATTTGTAAGAATATCTTCTTCTCTAGCAGTCATATATTTCATTTCAATTGTTCCGGAATGAAGAGGATGACCTTTGGGATATAATTTACCTTTACTTGGCAGTTCAACTATTTCAGTAGGAAAGTCATATACTTGCGTTTCTTCTACTGCTTTAGTATTATATTTAGCGGTTGCTACTTCTTTTAATTGCTTATCCGATAATGGCTTGATTGGATATTCATCGTTAACTTGTTGTGACATAATGTTCCTTTAATAACTTTTATTTAATATAAATATGTTAAGTGTAAGAAAGGACGCCAAATAAATGACGCCCCACCTCACAACTTCGGGAGAGAAGTATATTTTAGAATTGTAATATAGCGTAATCGTATTTCAGAGTCAATTCGATGTTAATAGGATCTTCTGTTGCCCAATCCATATCACCAAATGTAGCTGCCGATATAAATGCACCTTTTAAAGTCCATTCTTCTACTTTATCACCAACAGGTCCTAAAGTATTGAAAGTGATATCCTTTTTATAGAAATCTGAATAGCCATCTCTACCTGTAACAGATTCATGATGTAAACGTACCCATTCCATTACTGATTGAGCTCCAGATGGAACTACCGGGTCATATAATGTTACGGTAACGTCTTGCCATCTAGTTTTACCTTTCAACTTACGTTCAACATTAATATGATCAAGAATAACTTCTCCTTGATCTAATGATGGACGTGATGCGGCTTTAATAAGGTATGCTGGAATACCTTCGATATACATGATAAACCTATTAGCCATTTTTGGTTCATATGCTGTATAAAATATTTCAGTTGGGTCAAGTAATTCTGCCATCTTTTAATTTCCTCTTTTATATAAATATCATGCTTCTCAGATTTTATTCTGGAAATGATGCACCTGTTGGCATGATATTAAAGTCAACTACAATAAATTCTGCTGTCTTAGCAGGTTGCATAAATATTTGACCTCTCATTTCGTTTCTATCAATTACATCTGCAGTATTATTAGTACCGTCCATGACAACTTTAAATGCATATAATCCTTGTCTAGATTGTATATTTTCAAAATATGGATTAACTATACTTAAGAATCTATTTCTAGTCGCTGCTGTATTATTTTCGAATACCAAAAATTTGGTCGAACTTGCAATGAATTTCTTAGCCGCTATTAACAATCTACGTACATTTACACGATCTAATGCTGATGCCTTTTTCTGTAACGTCTTTTGTCCAAATACAGTA